GCGTGAGTACAGAGCAAAGACACGCCAACCCCTTGAACAGACCATCAAGAAACTTTTACAGACACCCCCTGCCCCAAAGAAACAGGAGGACAGTGATTAAAGAAACGGTGGGACACCCTGTCCCACCGCCGGTGAGATTTCTCACCAACTGCTCGGTCATGCTTCGCCGCCCGCATGACCGAGCCTACCCTGAACGGGCGGCGCTTCTGAAACTAGGAGATAAGCAAATGAGACTGGACATTGAACTGGCGTACGAGTTTGTGCGCCAAGGTGTGTGGGATGAGGTGGACTTGAAAGAGTACCTGTTCTCTGAGTGCCACAGGATATTCCAACACGCATGGGGTGAGGGCGTTAAGTTTGAACGTAACAAAGGAGAAAGCAAATGAAAGCAATGGACTTAGACCACGATATGTTGCTCGATGCGGCACGACTGATGGAGTCCCAAGGTGGGAGCTTCGCAGGGCACATCGCTCGGGCGTTCTACGTAGCAGACAGTACCAACAGAGAGAAACTTCTCTCTACGTTCGACGGGCTGTTCTGCAAGTTCTACCGCCAGCACCGCCTGTATGAGATCAACCAAGGAGAATGAGATGAAAGACAAAGACTTCCACTTCTACGCCTCAAGCGTAGCGCAATGGGCTACGACAGATGACAAGCGTGACCTGCCTGCACTGCTCGAACTGATGGACAAGGACGGGTACACATACGTCCTGTTCCGTGTGCCTGTGCCATACACAGCGGACTACGAGATCAAGATGTACCAACCCCAAGTGGCGGGTACTGAGTACCTCGGCACGTTCACACTGCCCAAGAAGAAAGCACGCAAGTAATCAAGATAGATTTTCTATCTGACGCCTTGATGGGTGGCGGCCAACCCCGGCAATACCCATCACTTCCTAAATCTGAAACGGAGAAAGCAAAATGCCTACATGGAACACACTGAACGAAGCGTATGACTTCGCAGACAACTGGTTTTTAAAAGCCGCACGCATCGTTGCCGATGGTGCACACGAGGTGGTCATGATCCCCACGGGGCCTCGTACCTTCCGCCATGAGTATCGCCAGACTGTAGCTGGACGCGAGTGGTTCAACCAACAGCGCCAGCGTCACCAACTGCACCCTGCTGTGTACAAGATGATGACTGAACACATGTATCGTGCACAGGACTGGCATCAACTGTTGCTTGAGTGGCCACACAAGTCCATCACTGACCCCAACCGCCTAGCCTACACACGCGACGAGAAGTCAGCTATGCACAACGGGGACAGCGATGCCAAGGCTGTCGTGACTACCATCGGTAAGTACTTGACGCGTCACTTCCCTGACGCACCATCCAACCTTATCCGTGACGTGGTTGCGCAGTACACATACGGCGGCTCGACAGCCATCACCAAGGAGTTGGACGCTATGATTGGTGCTGTGATACACGGGCCTCGCTCGTGTATGAGTCCTCGGTTCGACCTGCTGTGCGACGACAGAGAGCAGCGCCATCCCTACGCTGTGTATGACCCGGCGTTTGGCTGGGGTATGGCGGTGCGTACTGACACTGACGGTATGGTGCTGGGTCGTTGCCTTGTGTATGCGAGTGAGGATGTCGGCATGGGGTTTGTGCGCTCATACAAACGTGAGCGTGAGTACAGCTCCAGCTCAGGTGCTGACGAGTCCATCGAGGCGTATCTCAAGGGGCTTGGCTACACCAAGTGGGGCGGCTGGCCAGAGGGCGTACTCCTCATGCGCTACGAGCTTCGACACGGCGGGTACTTGATGCCCTACATCGACGGCAACTGTCAGCACGTGGAGGAGCGCAACGACACGTTCCGCATCAGCCAATACAACGGGTTCGAGGCGACCAACACCAGCGGGCACATCAACGCACACAACTGCACCTGCGATGACTGTGGTCAGGGCATGGACGAGGACGACAGCTACTCTATCGGCTACCACGGCGACAGCAGTGTTGGCCCTTGCTGTATCGACAACTACACGACGGTCTATGGCCGCAGGGGTGACGAGTACTACACATCCAACGATAACGCGGTGTATGTGGACGGCGAGTGGTATCACGACCAGTACCTGTCGGACAACAACATCGTTGAGCTAGCCAACGGCGAGTATGCGCACAGCGACAACGCGGTGTTCATCGAGTCACAAGATGCGTACTACCACGTTGATGACGGCGACATCTGCTACGCCGAGAACACCAACCAGTACGAGTTACGTGAGGACTGCTGGTGCTGTGAGGAGTCGGGCAACTACTACACCGATGACGAGGAGCCCGTTGACATAGACGGGGCTAAGTACCACCCTGACCATGCGCCAGAGACTGAAGAAGCAACCACCGAAACTGCTGGAGAAACTAAATGAACAAATCAACCATCCTGTACAAGACCCTTGCCCGCGCACTCTCAATGATGCGCCCACACAACAGCGAGGGAACCAAGCGCCTGACTGACTGGCTGGAGGAACGGGCACACAAGCTGCCCAACGCCATGATCGGTCGTGACGGTGCGGGCAACCTGCACGTGGACACACGCCTTAACTCATCCAACCGGACGCTGTTCGTTGCGCACGTTGACACTGTGCACCGCAAGGAAGGCCCCAACAAGATTGCTCAGACGCCTACCTACTGGTACGCTGACGGGGCAGCTCTCGGTGCGGACGATGGCGCGGGTGTTGCGATGCTCATGCACTTGATGTACAGCGGCGTGCCTGCCTACTACATCTTCACGCAGGGCGAGGAGTGCGGCGGTATCGGTGCGGCGTATCTGGCCAAGCATTGGGGTGAGGGCCTTGCCGAGTTCGACCGCGCTATTGCCTTTGACCGCAGGGGTATCGACAGTGTCATCACGCACCAAGGTCGTGGGCGTTGCTGTTCCGATGCGTTTGCCGATGCTCTCAGTGCCGCGCTCAACGCCGACGATACCCTGATGTACCTGCCCGACAACACTGGTGTATATACAGACACGGCCGAGTTCATCGAGGTCATACCCGAGTGCACCAACATCAGCGTGGGCTACTACCATGAGCACAGCGACAAGGAGTCGCTCGACATCATCCACTTCCAAGCGCTGGCTGATCGTGTGGCGCTCATCGACTGGGACAGCCTGCCTACTGACCGTGACCCTACGGTGGTCGAGCACATCGACTACTCATCGTGGTACACCTCGGCCTTGACGGGTGTCAGTTCGGCATGGCATCACCTTGACGATGACGACTTTGACTATGACTACGACGCGTACACCATCGAGTTGCAAGAGGCGCTGTATGACGCACAGGCTGGCAGTAAGCAGTGGCTCATCGAGCTGATGTGTGAGTCCGTGTGGCCCGAAGACCCAGAGATGGCCGAGCGCTTGATCGACCGCAACAAGATCGACGAGGCGGTGCTTGCCCATGCGCTCAAGCAGAGCGCTACCTATGACCCCACCGCTGTGCTGGCCGAGATATTCGACCAGTCCTACGCCGTTTGATTAACCCAAGGAGAATGAAGATGACTGATAAACAAATGTCCGCGATACGTTGCGCCCTTGCTGACCTGTGCGGTGCACTACAAGCACACGAGGGGCGGGATACGTGGCTACATGACTGGGATGCACACCTGCAAACCATCGAAGAGTTGGCCCAAGCGTTTGGCCTTGAGGCTGAAGTACCGGAGGACTGCAAATGAAACGATACACAGGCCCCGCAAGGGGCGTGCCCACCCACATCGAGATCGTCAGCGACAAAGCAGAGCGCGTGATCTTCCTACTGTTGGCCATCTTCTTGGCCGTGTACCTTTACTTGGAGTGACTATGACCGGACTTCCCTATCAACAAACTCTTTCTGACTTGCAAGCCAAGCTAGACGAAGCCATCAAAGAGTGCCAGCGTTACTCAAGACCCGCGCACGCTGTGCGTAACTGCCCGTCTGACCTGCAAGCCGAAGACCAAGCATGGCGCAAGAGGCGAAGCCTCGACTACCAGATTGCAGAACTTAAAAAAGAATTGCACACGGGTATTGACAAATGTCTAACGCTCGACAAATAATCACCATTCCAAGGAGAAAACTATGAGTGAAATCAGAACATTACCGTTAGTTCCGGTAGGTCATCCCGACTTCAAATGGACGTCAGGCGCAGATGTGCAAGCCACATGGCGCAAGTATGGCTGGACGCCGCCCTCTGAGGGTCGTGCTACGCCGCCCCCACCCCCGATGGAGGAGACACTACCTTTCACCCCGTTCATTCGCCGCTTTAAGTAACCAAAGGAGAAAGCAATGCCAGACATCAAATCAGCGCTGGAGAAGGCGCTTGCGCAGACAGTCAACGCATGGGCCGCAGAAGCGGAAGCCCATCAAACAATTCAACCACAACAGGAGAAGACCATGCCCAAAAAATACTTTGAGACCACCAACAACGTGACCCGCGTTACGTTCGACTTCGTGCGCGACAACCCCGGCTGGACTCGTGTAGAGATAACCAAGGAGCTAGAAAAGAAAGGGTTCAAGTCCAAGTCCGTGGCCTCACTGCTTGGGCAAATGCTGCGGCAAGGCATGATGCGCGAGCGCGACAAGTTGTTGTACGCCAACTCCAACGAGTACACCCCGATCAAGTCCACCAAAGTGGCGCGTGCACGCGCCGCAAACCCGGTGCACAAACAGAAACCGCCAACCACTGAGCGCAAGCACGTCAAGATCATCAACACACGCACAGGCGAGATCGTCAACCCCAAGCCAGAGAGGCCTTGGGAGACTAGCGATGTCATCGACAAGCTCACGGTACGCCAAGCAATGGCTGTGTACGGAGAACTGCGCAACATTTTCGGAGCTTGACATGAACGAAGAAATGAAAGTCACTTGGCTGGAGATCAGCGAGATGCTGGGGGAGCCAACCCCCGAAGAGTTGAGCGTGTTCCTGCGCACATGGCAAAGGGCCATACAAGCGGAGCGCGAAGAGTGCGCCAAGGTGTGTGATGCTTTTGAAGTTCCAACGCAAATAGAAGGCGCACACCCAGACTACCTTGATGGGAAGGAAATGGCTGCTTCACAGTTAGCCGCCGCCATCCGCGCAAGGGGGCAAGCATGAGCAATACAAACACAGGTGGGCCAGCGTTTCCTACGCAAGTTGCGTCTTATGAAGGCATGACCCTGCGCGACTATTTTGCAGCCAAGGCGATGCAAACTTACATAGCAGATCAAGCACTAATTGACTTGTACTGCTACTTGGAAAAAGACCCCAAACACGAAGTTGCTGTGACGGCCTACATGATGGCAGACGCCATGCTGAAAGCGAGGGAAGCATGAAAAAAATAATTGACTGGATCAAAAGCTGGTTTGCCCGTGGTAAACCGGCTGTGGCAGATGAGCACTGCCCCTACTGCCACGGCTTGGGCTACGACTCAAGCGGCTGGACTTGTGTGTGCTTGAGGGAGAAACAGAAATGACCAAAGACGAATTCAAGCGCCCTGTTTGCTACGACGAGCCAGCACCGGGCTATTGCCAGCAATGCAAGCAATACAGCATTGAAGAACCTTTACCCGCACAGCGCACATGGGTAGGGCTGACATACGACGAGTTCAGACAAATCATGCTAGCGACATACAACATCGACCTGAATGTGCCGGGGCATTCTTCAGACGATTACTTACTTTGGAATGCCATCGAAGCCAAACTTAAGGAGAAGAACACATGAAATGTAAATGCCACCCCGACTCACCGTTCCTGTGGGCCCGTACTCCACGCGACAGCATGTTCATGAATGACCCCGTCTTCAAACCCAAAGGGTCATCAGGACTAACCACCTCCCAACTTGCATCGGTTGTTGTGGAGGACAAGCGCAAGGAGGGCAAGATGACTGGCTCGATTGCAAACCTCGGAAGGGGGAGCAAACAAAAGGAGTTGGCCATGATTGCATACAAGCAGTTCGGTATATACAGCCGCGCCCAACCCAGCGTTAAACCCACGCTCAACAAGCACGAACTACCTAAAGGAAAATTATGAAGACCATAATTCACGTCAACCAGCACGTCATCAAGGCCAACGCCAAGAACGGCACGAACGACCCTGTGCTGACGGTAAAGAACTACAAGGAGAACCGCTACGCCCACGAGGTCACGATCAATGGGCCGAGCAAAGTGGTCTATTCAGAGAAGCCCTTGCCCTGCGGGGCTCGTGTGTGGATTGAGACGCAGGCCGAAGTTTTATGTACCCAAAACGGGTACGACCGTACCCAAACTGGAAGCAAAACAACGGCCGTTGCTGCGCTCAGCGGAAGCAAGGAGAACACATGAAAGTAAACGAAAAAGCCGCGCTGGAAAATCTGGTGCGTGTATGTGAGGCGTCACTGTCTCTGATCCGGCAACTGATTGAGTCCCAAGACGCGGCCTACACCGCTGGCTACGAGGACGGTATGGCCGTACAAAAACAAGTGCAAGCAGCCATCATCCGGGAGCAACGCGATGACATCCGACTGTCATCTGACAGGCCTACGATAAACCCGCAGCAATCCGCTGTTCAGGAGAAACACCATGTTCAAATTTGAGATGCAAGTTGGTTGGTTGGGTAACGGCACTGTCAAGATCGAAACAAACGACTTCGACATCATCGAAACACTCAAGGACTTTATCGAGTTCCAAGAGGGCGAGGGCTGGATTGGCGCGTACGAGTTCAGCACCATTGACGAAGAAGCTGAAGACGAAGAAGAGGAAGAGCTTGAAGAGACTATGTCTGGCCAAGCTGTTGAATAAACAACAGAGATGTATATACAGTGTGTATACACCTAAGGGGACTTAGTCCCCTTTTTCTTTTTCTTCTTGGCCGCATGGTGCTCGTCGTGGTGGTGTATGCGGTGGCAGTTGGCGCACAAGACAACACACTTCTCCATTTCTTTCATAGCCAGCGCGTACTGCCCGTTGCTCACGAGGGCGTTAACGCTGCCGGTCTTGGTGCTGGGGTCTGTATGGTGAAAATCTAACGCGGCGGTGTGATTGAACCCACACTTGGTACAGCACAGCGTAGCCTTAAAAGCCTTCCACTCTTTTCGCAGGGTCGACCGCTTTTCTTTGCTGCGGAGCTTAGTTTCTTCTTTTGTTTTTTGGTAGTGGGCTGCGGAGTAGGCTTTGTGTTTCTCTTTACGAACGTCCGGGTCTTTGTATGGCATCAGAGTTTCAACCTCCAATACAGAGTGTCTTTGCACCCCCACGGCTTTGTAGGTTCAAACATTTTGAAGCCGCAAGCAATCAGGGAGTTTGCGGAGGCGGGATTAAAACGTGTGTCTGTTACGAGCCATTTCCATCCAAGAGCTTTTGCTTGTCGGATGCGGATGCGAATAAATTTCTTTTGCAACCCTCTTCCGCGACAGTTAGGCACGACACCAGCACGACACAAATAACCGCAATCAATCCAAGAAACGGTACGCACAAGACCCGCAAAACCAATATCACGCCCATCTTCGGAAGCAATCCACCAACATCCAAAATTTGTGTCAACCGGGTTGTCGTAAGGTAAGCAACTGCTCTGAAGTGCCGACAGCCTGTCCTGCACAGATTGTTTGCGGATGTCAACACGTTTAATCATGGATGTATTGAAATCGCTCGACATGAAAGGCTTGTTACAAACAAAGATTGTGTAGTATAATGAAGTTGCTACACAAACTAACACCACAAAGGAGAACACCCACCAATGAGAACCTTCGCTACTAAGTCTATCCGAGAGATGCTTCGCGCTGCACCGGACGGACTCGATGTTGGCACGATTGCCAACGCACTCAACCGAGAGCCGAGCAACATCCGCTCAAGGCTCAGAGAAATGCCGGACGCATACATCGACAGATGGGTGCGCGAGTACGGTAATCCCCCCATGGCAATCTGGTGCGTAGTCGTGCCACCAGAAAGCTGCCCTCGACCAGACGCACGACCAAGGAGAAAAGACAATGGCCGCAACACCTGAAAAGAAAGTTAAAGATGCAGTGCGCAAGATGCTGGACCGCCACGGCGTCTACCACTTCATGCCTCCGGGTATGGGGCTTGGGCGCTCGGGTATCCCCGACATCGTCGGCTGCAAGAACGGCAAGTTTATTGCCATCGAGTGCAAGGCAGGCAAGGGCAAGACCACGGCCCTACAAGAGCGTGAGTTGGTTGCAATCTGCAACGCTGGTGGGTTCACGTTCGTGGTGAACGAGACCTGCATGGATGAACTAGAAGAAAGGTTGTTGACATGGATAAGCTGACACAAGAGGCATGGGCCCAAGCAATCGAAGACTTACGCGGCCGTGATGAAGGGCTGCGCGACCACTTCGGGAACCTGATCCTGATGCTGGCCAAGTGCTACAACCCCGACCTGCCTAACAAGGCAGTTGTGCTATTCGATACTGGAGAAGCGATGCTGACGTTCTGCGTTGGCGCTGATGGTATGGAACTGGCCGAGATGGTCGGACAAGCAAACGATATGGCGCAAGCAATGGTGCTGCGCGATGCCCCACCCAAGGAGATGTTTAATTGAGCGCACCATACAAACGCATCATCGCTGTGGATGCAGAAACGCGGTGGGACAAACGGGACTACACGCTGTCGAAGATGACAACAGAGGAGTACATACGAGACCCCCGCTTCAAAGCGTTTGGGTTTTGTTTTCATGAGTACGGAACGGACGACCCCGTTGTGTGGGTCAGCCATGCCGATCTGCCGGACTACCTCGCCTCCTTTGATTGGAGCGAGACAGCGGTGCTTGCCCATAATGCCCAGTTCGACGTGTCGATTCTGAGCTGGCGCTACGGTATCAAACCTGCGTTTATCTTTGACACGCTGTCCATGGCCCGTGCACTGCGCGGTGTTGAGGTTGGCAACTCTCTGATGAAGCTAGCGCAGGACTTCGGCCTGCCCCCCAAAGGGCAAGCGGTACACAGTACGGACGGGCTGCACGAGTTGTCCCCAGAGATCGAACACGAACTTGCCGAATACTGCAAGCACGACGTGTTTCTATGTGAAGAAATCTTCGACAGGCTTTCCTGCGGCTACCCCGCCAAGGAGTTGAGACTTATCGACATGACTCTGCGCATGTACACCAACGCCTGCCTTGAGCTGGACAGGGAGATGCTCATCCATGCACTAACAGAAGAAGGAGAAAAACGTGAAGGTCTACTCAAAAAGCTCGACGTGGAAGAAACTGCACTTGCGTCGAACCCGAAGTTTGCGGAAGTACTCACACTCATGGGCGTCACTCCCCCTACGAAAGTCAGCAAGACCACTGGGAAGGAGGCGTTTGCTTTTGCAAAGAATGACGCGCTATTTCAGGCGCTGCTCAATGGTGAACGTGAAGACGTTGCCCTTCTTTGTGAAGCGCGTCTTCGGGTTAAGTCTACAACCGAGCGAACTCGTGCACAAAGGTTCCTTGACATCTCCGGCCGGGGTCCGCTTCCTGTCCCCCTATCGTATTACGGCGCGTCAACAGGGCGCTGGACTGCGGCCAAGGGTTCGGCCATAAACATGCAGAACTTGAAGCGCGGCTCGTTCTTGCGCAAGGCGATCATGGCTCCCGAGGGACACCAGCTTGTGGTGGGTGACTTGTCTCAGATCGAGCCGAGGGTGCTGGCATGGTTTGCCGACTACGAAGACCTGCTGGATATTTTCAAGTCGGGGCAAGACGCTTACGCGCAGTTTGGCGCACAGATGTTCAACATCCCCGGCCTGACAAAAGACACGCATCCCGATTTGAGGCAGTCAGCCAAGTCCGCTTTGCTGGGCTGCGGCTATGGTCTAGGGTGGGCTTCGTTCGCTGCGCAGTTGCTTGTCGGGTTCCTTGGTGCACCGCCTGTGCGCTACGGAAAAGAGTTTGCAAAGAAGCTCGGGGTGGACAAAGAATACATCGAGCGCTTCGTTGGGTGGGAAGACAACGTGGCCAAGCTCACGCTGATTCCGCACACCTGTACGGAGCGTGAGCTGCTGATCCACTGCGTTGCGGCCAAGAAGATCATCGACGTCTACCGCAGCACAGCGCACCCCGTGGTCAGCTTCTGGGATATGTGCAGCAAGCTGATGGAGAAGTCGCTTTACGGCGGCGAGGTGGTGGTGTATAAATGCGTCACGTTCAGAAAAGAAGAGATCATTTTGCCCTCGGGCATGAAGCTCAAGTATCCGAACTTACGTAACGAAGTCGATAAAGAAACAAAGCAACGCAATTGGGTGTACGGGGAGGTAGGCGTTAAGCCCACCAAGCTGTATGCAGGTAAGATAACGAACAACATTGTGCAGGGAACTGCGCGTGTGGTGATGACAGACGGCATGCTACGGGTGGACAAGAAGTACCCCGTGGTAGGCACAGTGCATGATGAATTGCTCTGTGTCGTGCCTGACGCTGAGGTCAAGGGTGCTATTGACTGGGTGCTGCAACAGATGATTGTGGAGCCCAAGTACATGTCCGGCATACCGCTGAACTCAGATGTCGGTGCGAACCGCCGTTATGGTTTGGCAAAAGGTTAACAACGAAAGGAGAAAGCAAATGAGCACACTGACACTACCAAAAAAGATTAAGGTAGGAGACAACTGGTACAGCGTTGACATCGCGGAGTCGATGAGAGAGCGCATGTATATGGGCGAGGTGCATTACGCCAAGCGCACCATCACGCTGGCAAGGAAGTCGTATCACGGCATACCGCTGAAACTCTCGGCTCTGCAAGAGACGTTCTGGCATGAGCTGACTCACGCCATACTTGAGAGCATGGACCGCCCTGACCTGAACAACGACGAGAACTTCGTCGAAGAGTTCAGCAACAAGCTCAACAAAGCAATTCAATCAGCGAGGTTCTAATGACAATCAAATGGTCGCACTCCGCGCTCAAAGACTACGAGGGTTGCCCTCGTAGATACCACGAAGTGAAGGTGCTCAAGAACTACCCGTTCACGGACACCCAAGCTACGCTGTACGGC